GGCGTCCTCGGCTGTCCCGTCGTTCGAATCGTGTTCGGCCGGTCACGGTGCCGGCCCGGTGTCTGAGGCCGGCCGCAGTGGCCGACTGGAGTTTCGGAAGGGGGCGTCCCACGCGGGGAACGCGTGGCTAACGAGGGACGACTTGAGATGCCGGAACGGCATGTTGATGAGCAGCTTCTGGATCTGGCCCAGCTTGATCGCGGTGAGGTGATCAGCAATGGCAGAGATGTGCCAATTATTTTTGAATGGAGTTGCTGGCTGAAGCACAGGCCAAGCAAAGTGTTCGAAAAAGAACAAGAAACTGCGACGGGCCATCTCAGCCTCGAGATCCAACAGCATCGGCATACGCATTGGGGCGTTCACTGTAGGTGCCTTTTCTTTTGTGCCGCAGACATCTTCAGCCTTGTTTCCTCGGACGGAGCCTTGCCGACGCGGCCCTTGTGCCACCCATCAGGAATCAAACTTTCACACTTGCATTTTGCGGAAGCCTCTCCATCTGTTATCCAAAATTCTCCCTTTCTAGAAACATTTGACGCAAGCAATGCTGCAGCATGCGACTGACGCAACTTTCTGCCAACACAATGCTTATTTCCAATCTTCGATTCGGAAACCCTTCTCTTTGTCTCTTCTGAGCACACCCAGTGCTTTCCAAGCACATTCTTGTTCCCGACGCTTGCTCCGTCTCCTCCAGCGGTTGAGTTGTAGCCAAATTTTCTATTCTGTGTGTCGTATGCTGCAATTGCAGCAACTTCCATGTCAAGAATGTATTCACGCGAACCGACACACAATATCTGCAACTCAACTTTGCCTGCAAACTTCCGAATTGCCTTATGAACTGGAAGCTCGCCTGCATTTGATGCAGCGCATGCATGGCTCTTGAAGCGTTTAGCGGCGTTCTTTGACATGCCGATGTAACGCTTGCCATTAGGAAAGTTCAGAGAGTAAAGTTCTGCGTTCATGCCTTGCCTTCCAACTTACGCTGCAATGCGAGATAAGCCTGAAGCTCGGCATCGGACAATGCACTCAGGTCGATCTTTGCACTCCCGCCTAGAGGGGCATCAGGGTCGCCTGCGATGACTTGGCGGTCGCCATACATCTTAGGATACAGCTTGCTCGCGAACCACTTGCGCGAATCGACGCGAAGTCTTGAACGAGCGACGACATCAAAATCAGTTTTCTTCTTTCCGTTCTCGTCGATGTATGTGTCGTTCCGGCCATCGTCTGCGATCTCGATTATCTGCTCGACCAACTTATCTGCACGCCGTTCTCTTGCACGCGCGTACTGCGAAGCTCGGTCGGGGTGGGCGGGATTCTCCAACCACAAGTCCACAGTCGCAGGACAAAAATCAAATTTGCGCCCAAACTCATTCAGAGAATTCCCATCAGCAATAAACGCACACAGCGCCTCAATGCCAATTTCATCAAGCCGTTCGCGAGGAGATTTTACAGCAGGGACTTTGTCTGCGGATTTGCTTTTCGACTTCTTCGATGCAGCAGCAGACATTTGTGCGCCCCTTGGATTTAGATTTGATCACCGCTGAAAGCTCTTTCCAGGACGCATTAGCCGATGTGCGCGCAATCATGCCCGAGACAATTTGAAAAAGCAAGTTAATTTTTATTTCCTCCCAAACACCAGCACCACCGACACCTTAATTACCCCCTACGTTTTCATCTCAGCTATACGCTGCCAAATCAAATACTTTATTCTTATTTATTTCGCGTTATTTTTATATTATATTTATTTGATAACCGTCTGTATAGCTGAGATGAAAACGTAGGGGGTAGACCTTTCTTCTCGCCAGCGGAGGTGCTTGTTTAATTTGCGCTTTTTCACGCTCGCTTTTCGCGTTAAACTTTCACCTCACGTAACTCGTCAATCGCAAATCGACGCTACAACCCATTGGATTTCTCTACTTTTATATGGCTTGCAGCGACGCTACTCCGAAAATAAATTTTTAATTTCCGTCTTCCCAATCATCGGCGCACCACGCTTCACAAACAGAAAAAATTTATCTTCACCAAGCTGAAAACGCCCATCTTTCGACCCCGAATTCAGCACTTTTTCATATCCAAGAACCCCCATCGACCTGGTTATGTGTCTCCTCAAAACTCTCTCTGGCAGATTTGTTTTCGCGTTATATTGCGTCCAATAAATCACCAAAGTGCTCTGAGTATAAGCTGGCCATGCGTCCGCGCCATTCGCAATATCATCCATTGCGCGACGGAAGTGGTTGTCGATTCTCTCCTCCCATTGCTTCTTCTCAAAAGCAATTTCGGAAGGCTTCCGGCGCTTCACCTTGTCGCGGTGCTTATCGTCGAACGGATCGAATGGCTCTTTATAACGAATCTCATACATCAGAACAACTCCTTGCCAACGATAGGCAACACATCAATGCCAACGGGCACGCCAATCTTCGCAAACACCACAAAGCTCTTTCCATTGGCTCTCCACCGTCCCTTTGGGGTTGCCGGATTACGGTACATCGAATAGTCCAGCCTGCCTATAGAATTCTGCAGCTTTGCCCTGACGTCCTTCTCCTTCGCCCCCTCTGCAACGGCCTTGGTCACGATCCAGTCGTCCCGCACAAAATCCGGTCTGCCTAAGTCCTCCAGAATGTCGTCCAGCCAGTAATCCGCCGTCATCCCGCCCGCCACGACGATTTTGTGGGCATCGGTCTTCCGTTGACCGTTCGCCGCCGAGAAGCCCTCCAAAGGCCTCTCGTGAAGGTAAGCTGCCACGTGGCTGGAGCCACCAGCCAGGAACCATGCCCAGAGGTCTGAGAAATACGCCCTTCTGGCGTCTTCCTCAGTCAAATGCATCTCATCCATCGTCGCCGCTTCAATCACGTCGTACCTTCGATCATCCGGCGGTATATAAATGCCGCTGGCCAAATGATTCGAAGTTATGACCACCCCACAATACATCCTCACAGAATATTTCTGCCCATATTTCGGATTGATCTCGCAGGTGTCCGGCGAACCGGCAATCAACACCTTGGTGCGCTCGTTGAACGCCCACTTGCTCATCTCATGCAGGTTCGCTGCTTCAGATATACGCACCAGCGTTGAAGCAGCAAACTCGTTAAACGAACTCTCAAACGCCGAAGGATCAATGTTCGCCACATTCCAAACGCCGATTGCAGGGCAGCAGAATTCCACCGCAGTATCCTTGCCCACGCCCTGTCCACCGGCAATAAGCAATGCGAACCTCGGCTTCTCCCAAGGCTTCTGCACCCGATGTGCCATGTAATTCAGAAACTGGTCTGCGTCTCCGTCCTTGTTGAATATCCTCTTCACATGCTCCACGAATGGCCCTGCGCACCGCGCATCACCCAACTCAATCGTCGGCCTGCGATACGTGTTGAACAGCGCAGCACCAGCTGTCTCAATTATTTCGCCATTGCGGCAGTCGTGTCCCTTCAGGTAATCTTCCTCGATTGAAGGGTCGCTTGTCATCGATGTTACCAGCTGGTTGATTTTCAACCAGTCTGAAGCCTTGATTATCTTGCTTTCTTCGTTGACAGGGCTAACAGCCGCATCCACAGCTGGTGCAATCCAGTAGGAAGTCGTTGGCCGATAGATGTAATTATTTCCAGGCCCGTAGAATACAAAGTGACCGAGTGGCACCTCGCCTGAGGTTGGCGCCCAGCCGTTGTCGATGGCTGCCTTGACAATGGTTCCGAGAGTCAGTTCTTTTTCGGTATTTTGCTGACTCAATTCATAAAATGCTTCATGCATTATTTCTGCATGGTTCCTGCCCTTCTTCCCTCCCGCCTTGTCCGCCCACGTGTTATATAATTCCCACGCCTCGTCAATTCGTTTGAATGCACGGCCAAGGATGATCCCGACGTGACGCCACATGTCGCGGTCGTCGCTAGGCACGACCTCCAACATGGACGCGACTTGCTCAACGGTATACTTGCTATCATACATGCTGTCACGCTTCTTGCGTCCGCGTGTCTCTTTGCGGCGGGAGAGGTGCGCAGGTAATGTCGCGAGCTTTGTTCCTTCATTCAACCATTT